TATCTGATGTTTGGTGGCGGTTGAATAACCTGTACAAGATAGTCAATGAAGATGGTGAGCTAGTGACCTTTCGCCTGCGCCCTGCACAGCGAGAGTTGTTCAAGAATATGCATTATCGAAATATCATTCTAAAAGCCCGCCAATTGGGCTTCTCAACAGGTATAGATATTTACCTTCTGGATCAGGCGCTTTTTAACAAAAATCTCTCTTGTGGGATCATTGCTCAGGATTTATTGGCAGCTGGGGAAATCTTCAGCACCAAAATATCAATTCCGTTCGATAACTTGCCTGTTTGGTTACGCGCAACGTTTCAAATCAATATCCGACGTGAAGGTGCCAATGGGGGGCATATAGAATTTGCTCATGGTTCCAAGATCCGCGTATCAACTTCCTTTCGTTCTGGTACCGTTCAGCGTTTGCATATTTCTGAGCATGGTAAGATTTGCGCTAAATACCCTGCCAAAGCCAAAGAGCTGCGAACCGGTACATTAAATGCAGTTCACGATGGTTGCATTGTCTTTATTGAAAGCACCGCTGAAGGTGTTGGCGGTGACTTTCACACCATGAGTACCCAGGCAATGGAGTTGGCACAGTCAAACCTTGGCCTGACGCCGCAGGATTATAAGTTTCATTTTTTTGCGTGGTGGCAGGATCCTAAGTATCAGGCTCCTGTATCTGATGGTGGCTTGCGTTTAAGTCAATACCATCAGGAATATTTTTCTGCGGTAGAAGCGTCGATGGATGTAACGCTTTCAGAAGAGCAAAAGCAGTGGTATATCCGCAAAGAAATAGAGCAGCAAGATGAGATGAAGCAGGAATTCCCTAGCACGCCATCTGAGGCATTTCTGACCTCTGGCCGCCGCGTATTCCCTGCCATTAGCGTGATGAAGGCGGAGCGTCAGTGTCAGCCGCCGTTGCTGGTATATGACATGGAGCCAGTGACCGGCAAACGAAGCAAAGTTCAGGCATTACGTGCTGGCAATGCAGAGGAACTGCAACGCACGCTGCTGAATTATTTATTGGTGTGGGAACTGCCGGATCCGGATGAGGATTATGCTATCGGTGGTGATGTGGCTGAGGGTTTGGAAAATGGCGACCGATCATCGTTAGACGTCGTGAAGAGATCCACTGGCGAGCAGGTAGCCCATTGGTTTGGTCATCTGGATGCCGGATTATTCGCACAACTGTTGGCGCATATCGGCAAATGGTACAACACGGCGCTGATTGGCCCCGAACGTAATAACCACGGTCATGCGGTATTGCAAAAGCTGCGTGAGGTTTATCCCCATCGAGCGATTTACGCCGAGCAATATCTCGATCGTGACCACGACGACGAAACGCCGAAGCTGGGCTGGCTAACCACGGCGCAAAGTAAACCGGTAGTGAAAGATGGCCTACAGGCGCTGCTACGAGAAGGGCAGTCGGGTATTCGTTGGATTGGGACTATCAATGAACTGAATACCTATGTTTACGATCCTCGAGGCCGCATGAATGCCCAGACCGGTTGTTTCGATGACCAGGTTATGAGCTACATGATTGCACAAGAAATGCGCGCCCGTATGCCAGCGCGGCCAAAAGTGATCCCCATTGACCGCTCTCAATCTCAACACTGGATGGCTATCTGATGAATATCCTAACTAATGAATCTGAGGTTACTCAATCTCAGCCAGAAAACCGTGACCGTTTTACGCTGCAACGTCTGTTAGACATCTCGTCAGATATCGATCACCAACCGGATTGGCGCACTAATGCCAATACCGCCTGCGCCTATTACGATGGTGATCAGCTTGCACCGGAAGTGGTGGCCAAGCTCCGAGAGCGCGGGCAGCCATTAACACAACATAATCTTATCGCTCCTACTATCGATGGTGTGTTGGGCATGGAAGCCAAGAGCAGAACGGATCTGATAGTCATTGCCGATGATGCCAACGAAGAAATGGAAGTGATGGCCGAAGCCGTTAATACGGAGTTTGCGGATGCTTGTCGGCTAAGCGGTTTGAATAAGGCTCGCAGTGATGCTTATGCCGAGCAAATTAAAGCGGGACTTTCTTGGGTTGAGGTGCGCCGCCATAGTGATCCATTCGATAATAAATTCAAAGTATCTACCGTTCATCGTAATGAAATTTACTGGGATTGGTTTAGCCGTGAAGCGGATCTGAGTGATTGCCGTTGGTTGATGCGTAAGCGTTGGCTGGATGTGGATGAGGTGAAAGGGACATTCCCCGACAAATCGCAAATTATCGATTATTCGCTCAATGACTGGAAAGGCTTTGTTGATACCGATCTGGCAGCAGGGCAAGAGTCTGATTTGATCAGTGCTTATGAAGAGTATCAATCGTGGAGCCGTGAGAGCACCGAATGGGTAACATCCAACCGCAAGCGTGTATTGCTTCAGGTTGTCTACTATCGAACCTTTCAGCGCCTGCCCATCCTGCAATTAAGCAATGGGCGCGTTGTAGAATATGACCAGAATAACGTGATGCATGCGCTGGCGGTGGCCACTGAGCGGGTTCAGGTCACCATGGCGCGCGTCCGCCGGATCCGCGAATCGTGGTTTGTCGGCCCTCATTTCATCATTGACCGCCCCTGTACTGCGCCGCAAGGCATGTTTCCGCTGATCCCGTTTTGGGGATATCGTAAGGATAAGACTGGCGCACCTTATGGATTGGCCTGTCGTGCCATTCCGGCGCAGGATGAGGTGAATTTCCGTCGTATCAAACTGACCTGGCTATTGCAGGCTAAACGAGTGATCAAAGATGCTGATGCCACCAATATGACGGATAAACAGTTGGCGGAAGAAATAGAGCGGCCAGATGGTGTGATCACCCTCAATCCAAACCGGCACAGCAAGACCACCGCCGCAGATGCGATTAATATCCAACAGGATTTTCAGGTAGCGCAGCAGCAGTTTCAGGTGATGCAGGAATCCATGAAGCTGATTCAGGATGGCCTTGGGGTTTACTCGGCGTTTCTTGGGCAAGATTCCAACGTATCCAGTGGGGTGGCGATCAGCAACTTGGTCGAGCAGGGAGCCACCTCGCTGGCGGAGATTAACGATAACTATCAGTTTGCCTGCCAGCAGGTCGGACAATTGTTGTTGAGCTATTTGCTGGAAGAGTTAACCAAACGTCGAGATTATCCGGTCGTGATCAATCGTGATGATCCACGCAAGCGTAAAGAGGTGGTACTGAATGCTGCCGCAGAGACTGGCCGGATGAATAACGATGTATCGCGGTTACGTGCGCATATCGCTCTGGCACCGATTCAACAGACACCAGCCTATAAATCCCAATTGGCACAACGGTTATCGGAAGTTATTGTCGGGTTGCCGCCACAAATTCAGGTCAGTGTGTTGGATATGTGGGTCGAGTTGTTGGATCTGCCGAACAAGCAGGAATTTGTTGGGCGGATCCGTGGTGCATTGGGTACGCCGAAATCGCCGGATGAGATGACACCGGAAGAGCAGCAGGCCGCGCAGCAGGAACAGCAGTTACAGCAGCAACAGCAAGAGCTGGCAATGCGTGAGTTAGCCGGTAAGGTTGCAAAATTGGAGGCTGAAGCCCAACGTATTAATGCCCAAGCGGAACGCGAGGCAACATTAGCGAATGGTCAGCGCTTTAATGATGCTTTTACCCAGGCGAAAACCGGGCAGGTGCTGCAAGAGATGCAGAATGTGGCAGAAGAAATAGGCGCGTTACATGAACAGATGATGCAGACTATTCAGCAACAGATAGATCAGATCCCGCTGTAACTCTTGCGCGGCTGCGTCATCCGCGCTAAATTTCCGAAAGATGCACTACATTGCACTGAATTAAGCCTCGCCTAACCGCGGGGCTTTTTGCTTTCTGGTATCTCTGATTTTCATCTGAATTACTTGCCCACAACTCGTGGGCTTTTCTTTTTCTACCATCAAGGTTCATGCCGCTGAGCGCTCTTGCAAAAGAGGGCTTATTCGCATGGGCAGCGATACGCCTTTTCATTCTTCGGATCTATCCGGTAAATAGTCATGCAGGAGTCATAAGATGGACATTGAATTAACAGGTCATGAAACGCCAGAACAGTTGGAAGCGCTGATCGATGGCTTGGGTGAGGTGAATATTTCTGCTGTAACCCAGCCAGCGGCGGTAACGGCTCCCCCAGTTGCTGTCGTGACGGAAGAGACTAACGCCGTCGTCAATAAGGGCGATAAGCAAAGCGAGCTGGCGCCAGCCGCGATGACGACAGTACCGACCACGGAAGTGACGCCAACCACGCCAGCGGTAATCACAGAAAGCACGGAAAAGCCGAAAGGTATTCTCAGCAAAGACGGCCAACACGTTATTCCTTACGATGTGCTGGTGGCTGAACGGGCCGAGAAACAGCGCTTAGTGGGAACTCATCAGCAAACCGCCACCGAGTTGGCGGAGGCTAAACGCTTATTGGCAGCGCTAACGCGGCAGATCAACGTCGCCGGGATGCAGCCGGTACCGTTGCCGGAAAAAGCGCAGATTACCCCGCAGCAAATTGATGCTATCCGCGAAAACTTTCCAGAAGTAGCGGCAGTGCTGGATACCGTGGTGCAGAAAATCGATTACCTGCAAGAGCAACCCGTGCCTGTCGTAACCGAACGCGGCATCAATCCGGTGGCCGATGCCATGGATGCGGTGCCTGATCTAAAGCGGTGGCAGGATGCCGATCCCGACCGTTTCACGCTGGCGGTACACATTGATAGCACGCTGCAAAATGATCCCGCATGGGCCGACAAATCTTTAACTGAGCGCTTTGTGGAAGTGGCAAAACGTACCAAGGCCGCCTACGGCGAGCGCATTGAACCGGTGCAAACTGCATCAGTGACACCGTCACAACCTGTTATCGATGCGCAAAAAGTTGCGGTAGAAAAACTGGCGGCGGCGGCCACGCAGATTCCCGCCTCACCGTCAGATCTCGGCGTAACAACGACTCATACGGCCTCGGCCTTGGAACAAGCGGTTAACGCTTCCCCCGATCAGTTACAGGCCATGTTTGCCGGTATGACGGATGCCCAAATTGAGGCGTTGTTAGAACAAGCGATCTAAGCATCTGGCGCGGTTAACCTTTCAAGTTATAAATCATGTTAATGGGCGGGGAAATGTGCCATTGGGGTCGTAGCGACGTCAGTCGCCGGAGTGCTCCGAGATACCGTCGCTTCGCCATGTACTGTTCTCAATATTAACCAACAATAGCAACCTGCTCTGGCGGGTTTTCTCGTTTATGGAGTTCCAATGACTACAATCACCTCTGCCCAGGCAAATAAGCTGATGCAGGTGGCGCTGTTTACCGCCGCTAACCGTAGCCGCTCTTTTGTTAATGTACTCACCGAACAGCAAGAAGCGCCGAAGGCGGTCAGCCCGGATAAGAAAGGCACCACGCAAACCAGCTACAGCGCGCCAGTGGTGCGGATCACCGATCTGCAAAAGCAGAAGGGTGACGAAGTGGATATGCAGATCGTCCACAAACTGTCTAAGCGCCCGACCATGGGGGATGAGAATCTGGCCGGTCGCGGCGAGAATCTGGCTTTTGCCAATTTTGCCCTGAAGATTAATCAGGGGCGGCATCTGGTGGATGCAGGCGGCAAAATGTCGGCGCAGCGCTTTAAGCACAATCTCAACAAAACGGCTCGCACCTTGCTGGGTACTTACTTCAATGATTTGCAAGACCAGAGCGCCACCGTGCATTTGGCGGGGGCGCGCGGGGATTTCATCGCCGATGACACCATTCTGCCGCTGGCTGATCACGGTGAGTTTGGCAAGATCATGATTAACAATGTGTTGCCGCCAACCTATGACCGCCATTTCTATTCTGGTGATGCAACTTCAATGGAAACATTGGATGCAGCGGATCTGTTCACGCTGGCAACGGTCGATAACATGGCCTTGTTCCTTGATGAAATGGCACACCCATTACAGCCTATCCGCATGTCTAAAGATGAGTTGGCTAATGAGGATCCGTACTTTGTTCTGTACGTGACGCCACGCCAGTGGAATGACTGGTACACATCAACTTCCGGTAAAGATTGGCAAGCTATGATGACCCGAGCAGTACAGCGTTCTAAGGGTTTCGATCATCCGCTGTTCAAAGGTGAGTGCGCGATGTGGCGTAACGTCTTGGTGCGTAAATATGGTGGTATGCCGATCCGCTTCAATCAAGGCTCTAGTGTATTGGTATCCAATAACAATGCCGCGGCGACCAGCCGAAGGGTGACCGCTGGTACCACTATCGACCGCGCTCTGCTGCTCGGTGGTCAGGCACTGGCTAACGCCTACGGTACTGGCGACGGCGGCGGTTTTTTCGGTTACCACGAGGAAAAAGTCGATCACGGTAATGGTACGGAAGTCTCTATCCGCTGGATCAACGGTTTGAAGAAGATCCGCTTCAAACAGAAAGATGGGCGAGTCAATGATCACGGCGTCATGGTCGTTGACTCCGCGATCACTCTGGGCAAGTAATCCCCAGTAATACAATTTATAAATGCCACAAGGGGCAGGCTTCGGTCTGCTTTCTTTTTGTTTGGAGAAAAATGTTATGACAACGATTAAAGCGCCTTCTATGGGCGATGCGGTTTATCAGGGGCCGCAAGGCAACCTGTCACTGGCTGAAGGGCAAGTGATTTTAAAAGATGCGGCAGCCGGTGACGTAGTTGAGTTTATGGAGTTGCCTCTGGGTATTTGTATCCATGGCCTGTCAGTGGTTAGCGAAGCGCTGGGCATCGGTGTCACCCTGACGATAAAAAGCGGGACTACCGAACTGTTGGCGGTTAGAACACAGAATGTGGCCATAGCTAAATATGCACCGATTATTCCTCACAGCACGGTTGCCGCAGGGGAAAAAATCACCGGCATTATTGCTGGTGGTAAAGCCAGCGGGCGGCTGGTGGTTAACATCCACTATGTAGCCAAGGGCTACTGATTTCCCTGCATCCCTATTCCCGCTTCGGTGGGTTTTTCATTTTTGGAGCAAGCTATGCCTACTAAAATCGCCGTGGTTTATATCGGCCCGAAAGAAAAGAAACGCGACACCATCACCGGCAGCCGTTTGGTATTTCCCCGCTTGAAGCCAGTAGAGGTTGAAAGTGCTATTGCGCATCAGTTACTGGATTTCCCAACGGTATTCGTCCGCCATGATGAGTTGGAGAAACGGCTGGAGAGCAAGCAGCAGAGCGTATTGGATCGCGCTTACCAGCTAGCACTTGAAGAGGACGGCCTTCGCCAACAGACGGCGCTGAATAGCTTTGTGGTCAAGATTGGCAGCGATGAGGTGGATTTAGCCAAGATGACCTCGGTTCAACTGGCGACGCTGGTGGAATCGGAAGACCTAGGCATCAAGCAGGACGCTCAGGAAAAGGTGGATAATTTCCGCTTGCGGGTGCGTGATTCAATCAATGCCAAGGTTGAGTAATTATGGCTGCCTTGGACGCCTTTCTGCCCCTTATCCGTAAACAGATCAATGGGCCGTTGGATATCATGATGAAGCAGGCTGTTTTAGCGGCGGCCATGACTTTTTGTCGAGAATCGCTGTTTTGCCGAGAGTCAGTGATCTTCAGCAATGTGCAACCCAATGGTCGCTATGTGCTGAGTGACAGTGAGCAGGTGAAATGCGTCAAGCGACTACAGGTGCTGGATATCAGCGAGCAAGGCACGGGGGGTGGCTCTCCGCTGATCGCCGGCCTTGATTTCACCGTCAAATCAGCGAATCAATTAGCCTTCCAGCGAACCTTTACCCAAGTGCGGGTAGATTTTGCCGTCGAGCCGAAACGTAATGTCAGCGAGGTCCCCGATGTGCTGGCCGATGATTATGCCGATGTGATCGCTAATGGTGCGCTGGCGGATTTATTTCTGATGCCCGGCAAGCCGTGGACCGACCCGCAGCGTTCGCAATATTTCGGTACTCGTTTTGTTGATGGCTACCGCCGAGCGTTTCGCGAGGCGCTGGATAATTCCCCAATCACTGCTTTTAGCAATCCTACGCGCAAACATGAGTTCTACTGATGATTACCATTGCCGAGATTATTGGCCGGGTAAACACCCAGCTCAAGGACACTGCATGGCTGCGCTGGCCGTTAGCCGAGCTGTGTGCTGACTACAACGACGCAGTGCGGGCGGTGATTCTGGCACGACCGGATGCTGGCGCTACCACTGAAATATTGACCAGCGTTATTGGTACTCGCCAACAGCTACCTGAAGGGGCTATCCGCTTGATTGAAATGGTCAAATTGCAGGACGGGCGTGCGTTGCGCCCGGTACCGCGCGATGTGCTGGATTGTCAATATCCAGACTGGCACCAAATGACCGGGCCGGTGGAGTGTTACATCTATAACGAATCAGTACCGAAAACTTACTATCTGTTTCCCGGGCCCGACCGGGCGCAGCACATCGAGGCGGTGGTTGCCCGCATTCCACCGCCAGTGATGATCACCCATTTGAAAGACCGCACGCCGGTTCCCATTGATGAGCTTTACGTTAACCCGCTGGTGGATTGGATCTTATTCCGCGCCTTTAGCAAAGACGGTGACGCGGGAGCTAACCTCAATCTGGCGATGCAGCATTATCAGGCATTCAGCGAACAACTGGGCGTTAAACAAAATGCGGAAAACGTTGCCCAACAGCGTAAACAATCACAATATCAGGGAGGTGGTCTGTGAGCATTCTTGTTTCCGGCGTCTTAATGGATCCGCTTGGCCGCCCGATTCCCGCAGCGCAAATTACTTTGACGGCTATCGCCAATAGCCTGAGTGTGCTCAACGGACTCTCTGCCACGGTGGAAACTGATAGTGTCGGGCGCTATGGCATCACATTGGCAATGGGTAGCTACGCAATCAGTATCGCCGCTGAAGGGCGCAACCATGTTTACGGCGCGATTACACTGGATGAGACCACGGGTCCGAGCACGCTTAACCAACTGCTCAAGCAGCAGATGATGGAATCGGAAGTCACACCGGATGTGATTTTGTATTTTCGCCAGATTCAACAGCAGGTGGCGAATGATCTGTCCACCATGACGGTGATGGAGAGCCATGTTACGGGAGCCGCCAGCAGCGCCGCTGAGTCGGAAGCCGCCGCCAAAGGTTATGCTGCCAATCTGGCTAATGCAGTGGCCACGGCAAGGCATTATCGGGATCAGGCCACAGATAGTGCTAATACTGCCAATGAAGGTGCCTCCAGTGCGACGGTTAGCCAACAGGCGGCGGCAGACAGTCAGCAGAAAGCCGCCATTTCCGAAGACAATACGCGAGAATACCGAGATAGCGCCCAACAGGCTGCCGCCACTGCAGCGGATCGCGCTGCAACTTTGGCCGCCGAACAGACCGCCGATAAAATTAAAGTACAGGTTAAAGTCGATGCCGATCGGGCAGAGTTAGCCCGTACAACCAGCGAACAGATGAAAGTCAGCATTGATACCACCGCCCAGCAAGTGATCCAACAGCATGGCGAAGCCGTTCAGGCTGCCAGCAATGCTAAAGCCAGTGAAACCCAGGCGGCTAACAGTGCCGGTACCGCTACCACTGTGGCAGAAACGGCGGTAACGGCAAAAGACCAGGCGGCGGCTAGTGCTCAAAGTGCAAGCCATAGCGCCGGTGGCTGTCGGGGTAGTGCCAAGCAGGCGGCAGGCTCTGCTGTCGCGGCAGCGCGTTCGGCGGTCACCGCCAAAAATGAAGCAGATCGCGCCACGGCAGCCACGGATGGCAAGCTGGATAAAACCGGGGGGCGGCTAACGGGCACCTTAAACAGCAATGTTGCCTCAGCGTATGGTAACGTTCATTTCACTGGCGCAACAGGGCATAGCTTCGCTAGCTGGCGCAGTCGTTATGCGAATATTATCATTGATTGTCAAAATCCATATCATGCCTATACGCTAATCCGATGGACAGAACAAAACGTCAGGCATCTGGCGGCGATCCACTGCCATGCGGGAGGAAAAACTCCTAGCCTGACCAGGATTTCATTTTCAGTTTACGACCAAATGGATAACCATCGATTCTTTAACAACAGGTATGAGGTGGGGACGGGAGGGACGGTTTATGAGAATGGCGACCTGAGTGGGAAGGTATGGGGTGGTTATCTATCTGACTTTATCAATAAACACTGCATGATTAAATACCAATCGACTATCGTTCATGCAGATACACCGTTTCGCGGGTTCAATAGCAGTGGGGTGTATCGGTTCAATGAAAAGTTGGGAGGCTTCCCTATTTCAACTCACTATGGAAATTTACTTAACCTGCAAGGCTGTCGTGATACGTGGTTTCAGTTGGTCAACAGTAATTATCTCACGGGTGATTTGTGGATTCGCTCAGGTAATGTCGCAGGTTCTCAGTCGCGTTGGCTAAAATTCTATTCAACGGGAAATACCGCCGTAGACGCTAATGGCTTTATCAGAGCCGCATCCCCCATTATCCGCCTGTTTGATAACACCCAGTTTGACGATGTTGCCTATTACAGTGTGCCCGAAGGTTTCACTCCCGCCGGGGCGGCGGCGGTCAATAGTGCGGCCAAAGGTGTCACGGCTGAACGCATCAGTGAAGGGGTTTATCAGGTCACCGGTGCAAAAGGTTTTGCCATTGAGGGCTGGCAGATTGAATTGCCCACCGACGATAATCGCCAGCCGCTGGTCTGGGCTGAACGGGAAGTGGATGAAACCGGTGTGCTTACTATCCGCACTTATCACCGAGAACACCCTAATTCGCCACCATTTGCCCAAAATAAAAAGGACGGTTACCGTGATGGTCAGCCCGTGGATATTCCCCATGGGCGATGGGTGGATGTAAGGTTGGATGAGTAAATAATATTAAATCAATCATTAAATTTAATTTTGAAATTAAATTTATTTATTTTTTGACAATGAACAGTTATCTTTTCATTTTTTATGAAATTTTATAAGGATATAAAATGAAATATGATATAAGTGAATCATTGTGTTGTTTAACAGCGTTGCTGGATTTACTCACTCATTGTGATGAAAATACAGATAGCGCAACAGTGCAACATGCCGCATTACTCGGGCTTGTTATCGTAAATAAAATAAAAGAAGACACTAAATGCAAAGAGGAATAAAAATAAATCATTAATTACTAATATGGTTTTTATTTTTACTCACTGTGTTGGTGGGGTGTTTTTATTTTCTTTGGGTGTTGGTTTTGTTAATTAAAAATATTTTTTACCCAGTGTGCCGTAAAGCCCCGTCCTTCAGGGCGGGGATATAAGGCACGGTTTTCCACCTAACTGAGTGTTT